CAACCGATATTTCCCGCCTTACTAAGGAAATTGAAAAGATCAACGCACCTCAGGGTTCTGGTGAGCGAGAAGAAGATACTCGCTTCTGGAAGCTGAACCGTGACAAGGCTGGCAACGGCATGGCTGTTATTCGCTTTCTTCCTGCACCCGCAGTAGATGGTGATGATGCACTGCCGTGGATTCGCTACTTTGATCACGGCTTCAAGGGTCCGTCAGGTAAGTGGTATATTGAGAACTCGCTTACTTCCATCGGTCAGAAGGATCCTGTCGGTGAATACAACTCTGCTCTTTGGAACGCAACCTCTGATGAGAACTCTTGGCAGCGCAAGCAGGCCCGTGAGCAGAAGCGCCGTCTTCACTACATTGCCAACATCTATGTTGTGAAGGATCCATCCAACCCTGCCAACGAAGGCAAGGTATTCATCTTCAAGTTTGGTAAGAAGATTTTTGATAAGCTTACCGCAGCTATGAATCCTGAGTATGATGGCGATACTCCGATGAATCCTTTTGATCTTTGGAATGGTGCTAACTTCAAGCTGCGTTCGCGCATGGTTGCTGGCTATGTCAATTATGACTCTTCAGCATTTGATAACGCTAGTGCGCTTCTTGATGATGACGCACAGCTTGAGAAGATTTGGAAGTCTGAATACTCTCTCAAGGAGTTCCTGGATCCCAAGAACTACAAGTCTTATGATGAGCTGAAGAAGCGTCTTGATGAAGTGCTTGGTGGTTCAGCAGCTGGTGCTGTAAACGACCAGATCACTGATTCAGTGACTCAGAAGCCTTCGTTTGAAGCATCAAAGCCGCGCAAGTCTGTTGAAGATACTGTGCCGTTTGATACTGAAGATGAAGACTTGGACTATTTCAAGTCACTTGCTGATCAATAATAGAGACAAGAGGGAGAGTTTCGGCTCTCCCTCTTTTTATGAATATTGGCTCTTTGCGCCTCTATTGAAGTGTTCAACACCAAACCTTGAATGATAAACTGATCTTCTAAACGATGGTGAGTCTGGCACTATACCATCTTTTATCTGTCTGCCCAATTCGTCATTCTGTCTATCTGTTGATTGGCGCATGTTGTACTGATTTGTTTTTGGTGTGCCCGTATCAGTCTTCTGCATTGTCTCTTGTGATTTCTTCTTATATGCAGACTCAACATTCATCTGCCCATCTTTGATGTTCACTTCTTCTTCTTTGTTGAAGTTTGCAATAGGCTTTGTCTGCCCTGTCTTAGGGTCTGTCTGAGCAATCGTGTACTTCTCATTGACCATGTTTGGTTCAACATCAAGAGACTTAGTACCACCAAGAGCCATGTTTGTATTGGCTTGCTGAAGAGGTTGCACATCTGTTTCGGATGTTGGTGCTCCTTGTGTTTGAGGTGCTGTGCCAGGTAGTGCCTGCTGCCTAGATCGTGTGATCGTACCAATATCAAATTCTTCTGAACGTGCTTGAACCATCGCAGAACGTTCTGCTTCTGTAAGATTAGATTGACTTGCACCACCCTCACCGTATGCCCATGCTCTATATGTCAGATCAGCACCTTTTGCTTCACCTCTTTGCACCTGATCAAGATGTATACCACCACCCTTCATACCAAGACCAATACCACCAAACTCTTTAGCTTGCCAGTACTGAGCAGCTTTGATCTGCTGCGCGCGAGGTACAACTTCACCTGTTTCTCTGTTTCTAATGTAAACATCAGCAGCTTGCCCACCAATGACATTACCATTAGCATCAAACTTTACATCGTGTCGCCCACTCTTTGAAACTTTTGCTCCTGTAAGAGATTCACCACCACTGTAAATGACAGCTTCATATTCAGGACCGTATATATCGGTTATCATCGCAGATATCTTTTTTTGTAGTGCAGCATCAACAGGAGCATCTCTTTGCCCTACATCACCATATCTAACATTAGTAATCTCACCTATTTCTTCTAAAGCTGTTGTTCCTGCTGCTGTAGCTGTTGTCTTTGGATATTTTGCCATCGTTTCATTAAGAGATGCAATACCTTTTTGTTGTATAGCTGCTTGAAGCATAATTTGATCTGCTTCAGAAGCCTTGTCATACCATTCTTTGAGTCTCGGATCAAGTTGTGCGAAGACTGAAGCATCAAAGTTAGCTGAAACCTGTGCTGTTTCTTGTTGTGCAACTTGTTCTGATCTTAGTTTAGCAAGAATTGCATCTGTCTGAATACCTTGTGTTGCGACAACCTTGGCATTGTCCATGTAAGTGCCAATACCTTGAGCGATGCTATCACCAACAACAACAGATGCAGGATACTTCTGAGCAATGCGCTTATATTCTTCTGATGTTGGATGATAACCATCTGAACTATATGCACCTGGCTGTTCTATAGAAGCGCCAGTTTCAGCAACAGCCCTCATAACTTCATCATGCGCTTTTTTAATTCTGTCAAGGCTACCTGTAGGTGGAACGACAACTACATTATAACCTTTTCTGCGCCCCTCATTGATAGCATCAAGTGTGTTCTGATAAGTCTTTTCGGGATTACCCCAATCATTTGTGCCCATAGACAGAAGCATTGTCTTTGATGCGCCACTAGGTGCAGCTACAACAGCGGCGGATCTATCTGCTGGTGTACCTGTTAAATTCTGTATGCCTACATCAGAACCTTGTGGTGCTTGCCCTGTTTGCGGTGCTGTGCCTGATAAATTACCTGATGATACACCAGAAATATCAGATTCAATATCTAAAGTTTTTGCCTGTTCTTGTGCAATGGACATAAGTTGTGGATTTAAAGTCAAACCTTCCCAGGCACCTAAACCCTGTTTCTTATAAATCTGATATGCCAATTTTCTCTGATTTTCAGGCGTCATAGCATCATTCATACTAAGACCTGCTTTTTTCATAAATTCAGTCACATCGCCAGTTTTTCTGTCAAAAATATTGATTGAGACTATTTGAAATGCACCTACTGCTGTAGAACTGCCGTGTTTTTTTAATAATACGCTTCTTTGAAAATCGTATACCTCACGAAATGACATTTGTGTTAAAGGTTTTGATGGTCTACCATACTTGCCGTATCCTAAAACAACATCATAACCATTAGCAAATCCGTTTTTTTGTGCCTGTTCATCTGTTGTGCCTTCAGCTTTTCTAATTGTGTTAAACATTCCTGTATCTTTAGGAACAGGACCGGATGTTTGTTGCGGACCAGATACACCACTCAAAATGTCTTGCATATATTTGGGCATTGTTGATGTAGTTGTAGATGTTGTTGCTGTGCTAGTGGTTGAAGTGCCTGTGCCAGTTCTACCAGCACCTGTCATACCAGAAGCCATAGAAGCACCACCGCCACCAGATGGCATGAACTTCTTATAATAGTCAGGAAACAATGCTGCAATTTCAGTTGGGCTCATATTGCCGAAAATAGAAGATGCTTGCGGTGACTGAGCTAACGTAACTCTATCACGCACAGGTATCTTTGATAACTGTCTGAAATCTACTGTTAGGTTTCCAAAAGCCATTTTCTTATCTCTTTACTCTTGATTGAGACTGTGCAATTAATTCTGCATCGCGTCTCTCTTGTTCTTTTTCTTTAATGTAATTAGCAAGCAATGCAACGTATATTGCTTTTTCCCAAGGCATCATATTCTCTAATTCTGCTAGGCTGTACTTGTGATGCTGCATCAATCCAAAGTTTGTCTTGAAGTGATTCATCAAGTTATCATAACCTAGCATCAGGTAAAAAAACTTGTAAAGTCTGTATACTCCAGCTTATGTTCAAAACCACACTTTGGGCATTTACCTTCTGCAAGAATCACGAATGAAGGAAAGTTGTCAACGAAGTGTTCAAGCTTCTTGTATTGCTCTTCAGTGAATGTCTCAATATACTTTTCTAGTTCTTCTCTGCTGTAGTCTTTTGATGATAGAACCTTGCTGCCGTCAATGATCTGATCTATAGACGCTGCCATGATCTTTATCTTCTTAGACATAGCATCTTCGTTTTCCATAAATCGCTTCATAACTTCGTAACCAGGATACTTCATCTTGATAGTCACTTTGTCTGTGATCTTTATGGTAGATGAAACATCTTCTTTCTGCTTCACTTCACACTTGCCAATGTCAATATCAACAGGGAACTTTGCTGAACATTTATTACCCCCAGTGAACATATTACAAATAAAGTTTACAGTAACAGTCTCACCTATAGACTTTGCTCTCAGTGCTATGAATAGATAATCTACATCAAAGAACGGTAGCTTGTCTACGTTAACATCATCATCAATCAGACAATTACTGATAATCTGCTTGGTTGTCTGTATGATACTGTTCTGATCTTTTGATTCAACCGCAATCAACAAAAGCTTTTCTTCTTTCACAAGAAACGGGCGAACACGTACAGAATTCTTGTTAGAGGGTAATTGCAATTCATATATCGGCACATCAATCTTTGGTAAAGTCATATTATAGAACTCCTAATTTCAATTTTGTGGTGTTTGTGGATTGACAGCTGGCGCAATACCTGCTGGTGGTGATTGCCCTGGCAAACCTTCAACCTGAGAACCTCTAATGAATTGATCTTTGAATGAACTTGGAGTAGCATCTCTATACTCTCTTGTCCACTTTGTATATGTAAATGACACTGAAAGTCTCTGAATTTGATCGTCAGCCCATGTAACGGGTTGAGGGTTGATGACTGTTGGGTACGCATCGTGTATCGTCCACTTGTATACTGATTTCGGTGCTGTTGCTCCACCACCAGCATCTGCACCACCACCTGCTGTGCCACCTGGACCTGGATGCATGGCCAGCTGATATATCTCAATCTTGCTTCTATACGAATCGCGATAGTTGAAGTCCCAGAGATTTGTTGGGTTGATTATTTCCATCCAATCATCAAAGAACTGTCTCTCAAGAGATTCTGTACGACACAGAAAGGTAATTGACATATCTTCATATTGAGACTGAAAAGGCAGCTTGAAGTTTGGACCATAGTAGCGAACATCAATGCTCATGAACGCACGCCCAGGCATTTCTGTTGAGTCTGACAGATAGGTAAAGTGATTTAGAAAGTCACCATATCCCAGAGACAGAAGCAAATTGCCTACAGGTGTTATGCGTATTGCATAGCGTGATGACTTAGCTAACCCACCAAAAGCCGATGAGTACGACTTCACATCGTTCATAGTCAACTTTTCTGGTGAATTTAAAATATTATACGTAGCCATTAAATTTTAACCCTTTGTTATGAATACTTCTAGAGGCAACTGGACAACGCGATCCCATTCTGTTGCTGGTATTTCAACAAATTTGCTGCGAACGTGTGAATATAGATATCTCTTGATACATGGTCTAGCCATGCTGTTTAGTTTTTTGGTGCTTGCAATCAGATCATATGTCAGTCTGAGACGAGACTTCTCAGTGAGATTTTTGGCTGTAGCATAGTTCATCAACTGATTGAGAAAAGCTTTTCTTTCTCCAGGCGTCAGATAGTGTAC